TATTGCTTTTTTGGCTTCTTTAATATCTTCCTCTGATTGTTTTATTTGTTGTTCTAGTACATCTGTTTTTACGTTAACTTCTTCAGTAACTACATTATTTGCTATATTAGCATCTTTTCCCTCTTGCTTCACTTTTTCACCTACGAGTTTTATTGATTTTATTAAACCTTCTAATTTAACTACTTCTTCTTTACTTTTAACTGCTGTCTTAGTAGCAATTTTTGCTTTTTTTTCTGCTTTTGTTACTCGTATCGTTTTTTCTGTAATATCTTTTATTTTTGTTGCTGTTAGTTTTGCTTTTGATTTTACTTTTTTTTGCAAATCTGAAATATTATTTTTTACACTTGAAGCATTTCCCATTATATATAATTATTGTAGAAAAATATTTATTATTAAAATTTTTTAATTTAAACTATTATTTTAAAATTTTAAAATATTTTAAACCAATTATTACTATTTATAGAATTACAATAATAAATATGATTAGTATAATCTTTACCATAAACTAATTTATGTTGACAATTTTTATTAGCAAATTCCACTTCTTCGTCTGTAAAAGGTCTATCTAATCTATATGCTAAAGATATATGTAAAGTATCATTAATATCATTAGATATAAAATCTAACTGTAATGAGTGAAAATTATCAGTACTCATTTTATATATTCTATTTACTGGACAAAATAAATATTCACTATTATAATTATTTTTAATTTCAATAAAACTTTTAAGTAAAGATAATTTATATTTTAAAGTAAAATGTGCTGAATGTTGTTTTAAATTAAATTTATTAGTTATAATTTTTATTAAATCATTGTAATAATGATTTGGATGTAGTTTAGACCAAATACAATAACCAAACATTTTTAATATGATTTAGAAAATAAATATACTAATTATATTTTATATCATATTATATATGATATCAAGTAAAAAAATGTTTATTGATGGCACAGCTGCTTATAAAAATATCGATAAAAGTTACAATAAACACGAGAAAGGAATTGTTATATTAGGACCACCAGGAATAGGAAAATCTACATGGTTAAAAAATCAAAAAAAAACAAAAGGAAAAAAAGATTGGATCGATACTGATTATTTATCGACTAAATTGAATGTAAAACATAATTTAAATAAAAATAACCCAATAGATTTTGAATTAGGAATGCGACGGTCAGATTATATGTTAGCACAATCTAAATTATTAGGTTATCGAATAATTGGTGCATTATTTTGGGAATTTAAAGCGGATGCTATGGTAATTCCACCTTTAAAACAGCATTTATTATATACTAGTAAAAGAAAAGATTTAAATGTAACATTAATTAAACAATTAAGAAAAACTTTTAAAGAACAAGCGAAACAATTAAATATTCCTATATTTAATTCAATTGATAAAGCTGTTAAATATACTACAGAAAAAAATAAATAAAAATAATTTAAAATATACTTTTATATAATTATATAAAATGAAAAATATAGAAAATAAACTTGAAAACTTAAAAATTACATCAAATACTTCTAAAACAACTATTGTTAAATCATCCCTTTTAAAAAAAGAAAGTTTAAAAACTAAAATTCCTAAAAAAAATACTAATATTAATTATAATGATTTGCTCTGGTTAACAGCATGTTAACAGCATGTTAAAATAACATTATTTTTTTAAATAACTGTTTTTTGTCACTTGTTTATGACAGGCTATACATAAAGTTCTAAAATTATCTAAACCACATAACCCTCCACCTTCCTTAACTGGTTTAATATGATCAGCATCCCATAATCCACCACCGTGTTTTCTTTTCCATATTTTTCTTTTTAATGATATTTTATTATTAATAAGAAATTCTTTTTTTTTATCCCCGTCCAATAATAAAGCTTCTTTGGCAGTAGATTTAGTATCTACATTACATAAAGCACATATACCTTTGTCTCTTTTATAAACACAATCACGGACATAATTATTACTAGTTCGTATTCTAATTTCGTGTACGCATTCAGGAGAACACATTGTTCTTTTAGGTGGTTTAACAGGACCGTTACACCATCTACACATTGTAAAACCATTTTCATCTTTAGGTAATAATTTAGCATCAATTAATTTTCCCATATATCTTGGCATTTATTATATTATATTATATAAATATTGATTTTATATTTAAATATTTAATAATATTTAGATATAATGAGTTATTGTAAAGTAGAAGAATGTAGATTTAATCACTCACATACAACATCAGGGCATAAATGTGGTTCATGTGGAAAGTTTGGTCACGGTATTTTAGAATGCAAAAATAAAAAAAAAAAATTATGTTTACATACAGACCACGGAGGAGATATTTTACCAAAAAATTTAAGATGTACTATTAAAAATTGTACTAAATATTATAATCATACTAATGATGCACATCATTGTAACTTGTGTAATGATAGAGGTCACGCATTATCTGAATGTAAATTTGAATTACAAATAGAATGTCCTATTTGTAAAACAAATAATGTTGTAACTAAAGACCATACAAATATTAAAGGTATAGATGTAAAATGTTGTGTATGTTTAGATAACAATGTTAATGTTTTATTTCCTACTTGTAAGCATATTAATACATGTTTTGAATGTTGTAAAATATTAGATAAGAATTGTATTTTTAAAAATTATACAGAAGATATTGATATATTATCTAAATATATTAAAAATGAGGAAGACGATAATTGGAATAATTATACTATTTTTGATAAAATAAAAAACGATACTAAAGATATAGACGGAAAAGTTTATTTTAGAACTTATGGTGGAATGGGGTGTCAATTATATTTAAGACGATTATCAAAAATAGATAATTTTGAAATATTTTTTATGCATGGTGATTCTTGGGGTCAGTATGGTTTAGAAACAGATGAAAGACATTTTTTAAAATTATTTATAGAAGATTATAAATTTATAGATATTAGTAATTATTCTCATTAAATAAATCAAGTATTTGTGTAGCAGATAGTCTTTTATTCATATCCCATTTTATTGTTTTTTTTAATAATAACCATATAAATTTTAATTTATCAAATGATTTATCATCATCATATATAACAAATTTATTATTAATTGCTTTTTTATTAATTATTTTTGAAAATGGTGTATATTTTTTTTCTTCATTATTTAAAAAAGAGTATGAAGAATCATATGGCAAAATATTAAAAAATTTTTTCCAATTATTATCACTATTAATTAATTCGTTTGAAGGATTACCAATTACTGTAACTATTTTTCCAATAATATTATAATTATCTTTTCCATTAATTAAGACGTTATTAGATAATAATTCATAAATAATTGTACCAATTGACCATATATCTATTTTAGTATTATACTGCGTTTTTATTGATACTTCTGGTGCTCGATAATAAGTAGATTGTATAGGATAAATATATTCTACAAATGTACTTTCTATTTTTTGTGATAATCCAAAATCACATATAATTATATTTTGTGTATTTTTTTTAAAAAGAATATTTTCTGGTTTTATATCACAATGAATTATTTTATTTTTATGAATAAATTCTATTGCTTGAAATAGTTGTTTTATTATAGATAATAAAAGATTAATATTATAATTTTTATTATTAAAAGTATTTTTTTGAAATTCATATAAATTTATATCATATAATTTCATAATGAAACAAATATGATTTTTAAATTTTATAGTTTTATATAAAATAGGAACAAATTCTTTTTCATCTAATTGTAATAAAGTTAATTCTTCTAATATTTGTTTTTCTCTTTTAATACTAAAATTATATTTGCTTTCATTATTATGTACTTTTAAAGCTTTTATAGTAAAATTATCTTCATCTTCATCTTTTAATGTAAATATTTTACCATAAACACCGCTACCTATTTCTTTTAAAATTTTATATCTTTTGTTAATAACATCGAATGGTTCTATGACATTATTCATTAATATATATAGATATATATATATATAATCATGAATAAACAATTTTTTTTAATTTTGTAAAATTAAAATTATCTGTTTTAAATGTATCTAGATTACCATTAAATATATTATATATATTTACTGAATTAATATTAATGTCTTTTTTTTTTAATAAAAATCCATATAATAATACTTGACATAAATTTGGAAAAGTACATGCTTCTAATTGAGATACTTTAAGTTCTATTAATGTATCATCAATTAATAAATCACATTCTCCTCTATAATTACTATAAGATATATTCAAGTGACAATTAATATTTTTAGGTTTTAATTTTTGAATAAATTTAATAATTGATTTTTCTAAATTTAAATAAAAATTATTACATTTGCTATTTAATAAATAATTTTTATACTCTTCAATTACATTAAAATTAGAAAAATTATATGTAGAAATATAATAAATATCTTCTAAAATATCCCTCCAATCTGTTAATTTATCTTTGTACTTGTGATATAAATTTTTAGGAAATTTTGGATATAAATGTATTAAATTTAAATCAAAATTTTTTACTTTGTCTGGAAAATTATTATGAATAATTTTTGCTATTAGATGATCCATAAAATTACCAATTATAAATCTATATTTTAAATTATTAGGTATAGGTAAAGTTTCTTTACCGTGTGTATTTATATTAATTCTTTTATGTTCTAAATTATAAATATCATTTGCTAATAATCCATAACCTTTAAAATTTAAATAATTTTGTACATCTTTAGATATAATACCAGTATATCCATATTTATGAAAAGTTATATTATGACCTAAATAAGAATTTATTTTTAATTCTCTAATAAATGGTGATATCATAATATTATGATTGTCAGGACCATCGACATTTTCGTAATATGTTATTGTTAATTCTTTTTTTGCTCTCGATGTAGCTACATAAAACAATCTTCTTTCTTCTTCACTATTATCTAGTTCATTTTTATAAAAACTAGACCTTATTAAAGGTAAATCTTTACTTGTAGCATCAATAATATAAACATATTTCCATTCTAGACCTTTAGCTCCATGGACTGTTGATAAAAATAATGAATCATCTAATGTACATTTATCATACTGATCTAGATATATATTAGTAATAAAATCTTCAATTGATGTTTCACCAAAATAACTTGTTAACATTCGTATTTCATCCATTTTTCTTTCTCTAGCATAATCATTGTTCTCTTTATAAATAAAATCTAAGTACTGATGTACTAGATATATTTTCTGAATTAATGAGGAGTAATTACTAATATCGTCCAACAATTTATTTAGATTATCAAGATGTTTCCTATAAAAATCATTAGTATTAATTAATTCTTTTATATTATTTTCTATTAAATTTATATTAATATGAATATTATTTTTATATTCAATAATATAATTTGCTTTTTGAACACCAATATTTTTATGTAAAGCCAAAATTCTTTTCCAATGAAGTAAAGATTTGTTATTTGTTAAAACAATTAAAAATGCTATAAAATCTTTAATATGTGATTTGTTTAATAATGCTGTGCCTAAACTTTTAACAATTGGTAATTTAAACTTTATTAACTCCATTTCTATTCCACCTAATGATCTATTAGTACGAGCTAAAACAACCATATCACTAAGTGGAATACCACTTTGATATTTTTTAACTATTGATTCTGTAACCCATTTATATTGTTCATGTTCTTTTTGAAAACTCATAATTTGTGGTTTTAATCCTTTTTTTTCTGAATGAGATATAACATTTTTTTTAAATTGTTTTGTATTATTAGATATAACATCTTGAAAGAATGATATTATTCTTTTTGTTGATCTATAATTTGTTTCTAATAAATATTTTTTAACTGGTTTATCTGTTTTAAATTTATTTTCAAATTCCCAAATATAACTTACATTACTTCCACGAAAAGAATAAATCGCTTGTGAATCATCACCTACGACCATAATATTTGATTTATTATTAAAATATGATAAAATATAATTTTGAATAGGATTTACATCTTGATATTCATCAAAAAATATATATTCTATTTTATTTAAAAAATCATCTAATTTATTTTTTTGTAATAATTCACAAATCATTATCATTAAATCATTAAAATCTAATAATAATTGTTCTTTTTTTTCTTTTTTATAATCTTTTAATATCAAATTTATAGGTTTTTTATATTTTATATTTATATTTAATTGATTTAGAATACTATTAATATTTAATGGATAAGATGTTGCTATTTTTTCATAAATATAAACTATTTGATTTTTAATTAAATTTTCTTCATCTGTTTCTAATTCCAAATTTTTAAAAATATTATTAGCAGATTGTTTTAATAATACTTTAGAATCACTCTCATCTAATATTGTGTAATTTATTTTGTTATATTTTTGTAATAATCTATAACTAAGACCGTGTAAAGAACCAACATAATATGGTTGAGATGTTGGAATTAAATTAGAAATTCTTTCTTTCATTTCTTGACCAGCCTTATTAGTAAATGTAATTAAAACAATATTTTCTGGATTTATTTTTTTTTTAACTACAAGATATATATAACGAGATATTAAAGTATGAGTTTTTCCAGAACCTGGACACGCAACTACTAACATATTTTTTTCTTCTGATTCTACAATTTCTCTTTGTTGTTTATTTAGTGTAATTTTTTCTAAAATTTCTAAATCACTAACATTTGCCATTTCTTTTTCAATATCAACTAATTGAGTTTCTATATCGTATATTATTTTTTGATATTTACTTAATTTATTTTTAAGGTCTGTTCTTTTATTAATTAAATCGTCCATATATTTAAAAAGAAATCTTTATTTAAATAATAATGATTTACGAAAAAATATTTTCAGCTATAAAACAAATAATTCCTAGAGTTTCTAATACAGAATTAGTTGCTCTAAGATCAGGCACAGTATCGGTTGATCGTGATATTTTTAATGGTAATGTCAATTTACCAAAATATAAATCTAGAGTTACACCAGAAGAAAAAATATTTTTAAGAAATGATGTTAACAATTTACTCGATAAATATGGTAACATTGAAAAATTATATCCTAATGATAACATTAATAATATTATGAAATATATTGGTGATAAAAAGTTTTTTTCTTTTATTATTCCAAAAAAATATAATGGATTAGATATGTCAGTTGAAAATTCTTCTGATGTATTAACTAAAATATCAACCAAAAATCCATCATTAGGTGTTGCTATTATGGTTCCTAATTCGTTAGGTCCCGGTGAATTATTAAATCATTATGGTACTGGTGAGCAAAAATCTAAATATCTACCTAAATTAGCAACTGGTGAATATGTTCCTTGTTTTGGATTAACCGGTCCTCATAATGGTTCAGATGCTACTGGTACAATAGATGAAGGGGAATTAATTGAACGTAATGGTAAAAGAATTATTAAAATAACAATTAATAAAAGATATATTACTTTAGCACCAATTGCTAATTTGATTGGAATTGCTTTTAAATTAAATGATCCAAATAAATTATTAAAAAAAGGACAAGAAGGTATTACTGTTGCTTTACTTGAAAAAGGTCATCCTGGATTATTACAAGATACACATCATAACCCATTAAATGTTGGGTTTCCAAATGGTACTTTAAAAGGAACATTTGAAATTGAATTAGATACAATTATTGGGGGTGAGGGTAATGCTGGCAACGGTTGGAAAATGTTAATGGAATGTTTGGCTGCTGGAAGAGGAGTATCTTTACCAGCAACGGCTAATGCTTCAAGTAAAGTTGCTACCTGGGGTGTTTTTCATTATTCTAAACATCGTAAACAATTTAAAATACCTATAATTAAAATGGAAGGTGTTCAGAATAAATTATGTGATATGATTTATAATACGTGGTTAATTAATTGTAGTGTTAAAATGACTAATAGTATTCTTGATAGTGGACATAAACCAGCAGTAATATCTGCTATTATGAAACAACAAACAACGGATAGAGGGCGCGAAGTTTTAAATAATGCGATGGATATTCATGCAGGAAGTTCAATTTGTTTAGGAGAAAATAATTTTTTAGAAAAATTTTATAGAGCAGCACCAATTGGAATAACTGTAGAAGGTTCTAATACATTGACTAAAAATTTAATTATTTTTGGTCAAGGTTTGAATAAAAGTCATCCACATATATATCCTATTTTGGAAAGTATTTTAAATGATGATTTAACTTCTTTTAAGAAAAGTTTTAATAATATTGTAAAACATTCTTTATCATCTTATTTTAAATCGTTATTTTATTTTAATAGAGATATTGTACAACAAACATTGATATTTGCTAATTTAGCAAATTTTGTTGCTTTACTTGGTGGACAAATTAAAAGTAATCAAAGTTTATCATCAGATATGGCAGATTTATTATCAAATTTATATTTAGCACATTCTGTTATTTGGTATAATGATAATTTTAAAATTAGTCAACATTTAACAGATTACTGTTTGAATAGAATAATTGATGAAAATGTTATTTTAATTAATAGAATAATAGATAATTATCCATCAAATATATTACGACCATTTAAATTAAAACATAGAGATTTTGATTATAATAATAATAGAGAACTAATAAATGTAGTATTAAATAACAAAAATATTATGAATAATATAAAAGAAAATATTTATATGGATTCTGTTTTAGAAAAATTAGAACAATTAGAAAAATATAATCATAATAATCCAAAATATACTAAATTATATAATGAGATTATTTCTGTTGGTGAATATAATAATTAATAAAAATACATATTACTGTAAATCATTTTTTAATTGTAAATATTTATTCTTATATTTATAGTGTTTTTTTTCTAAAGATACACTACTTAAGCGTTCTGGAATTAAAGGGGAAGGTGCTCTTTTATTTTGTAATTTATCAAAAGTATAAAGTAATTTATTAAAAGTATCAAGTAAAACTACTATAGTTTTTATAATAATAATAATAAATTTATGATATTCTTGTAAATATTTTAATATGTCTTTATCCATTTCTTCTAATAATTTTTTATTTATATTACTAATTTCCGTATATATTAAATTAAATATATTTTTTTTTAGTGGTAATAAACTTTTAATAGTTAATTTAAATCTTTCTAATTCTTTTAATTTTTTAAGAAAAGTAGTCTTTTCTAGTATTTTTTCTATTTGCCCTAAATATTTATTTATACGGAATTTTAAATATTTTAATGTAACAATATTATTTTTATAATTAATTTCATCATACATTAATTCTTTAAAAAATAAAATTAACAATAATCTGTACAGTCTTTTTTCATATTTAATATTTTCCCAAGGATATTTTTTAGAATTAAATATCATAAATTTTAAATCTTTGATTTGATAATCTATTGTACCTGTGTAAAATGTATATTTTTTATCTATTTTTGTGTTAAAATTTTCATTACTTATCGTGTTTTTATCTATATCTTTTAATTTCATAAGATGTGTTGTATTTTTATGTTGTATACTTATATCAATTATTTCTCCTTTAATATTATAAATTTTTAAAGTAGATAATGGTGATTTGTAAAATAAATTAAATAAACTTTTTACTCTATTTAAATGAAACTTTGTTTTAATTAAATCATCTGTTTTAGTATTATCAATACTATTGTTCCAAGACATAATATAGTTAGATACATCATCAAATGGTTTTGAGGTTCGTATTTTATTATTTCTCATAAAAATAAAAAGATCTTGTTGTTTTTCTTCAACTAATCCTTCAAATGTTGTAGATGTTGTATGCTTTATATTTTGATGAATAATACATTGAAAATTAAAATTATTTATATTTTCACCTTTGTATTTTATAATCGTTGTATTTATTAAATGTAATAAGTCTTTTAACTTTTTATTTTGTTCATCGCTTGAAAGATTTAAAAAATCGCAATAGTCAGGGTTTTTTATAATAATTGCTCTTATTATATCTAAAATATAATAAGATAAATCATTCATATCTTTGTATATTTTTTCATATACACTATCAGAAAAACTTTCATCGATAATAATTGAAAAATCCATATCAGATTTTTTAAAGAAATCTTCAAAAAAATTATTTAATTCTGTTGTATTTATAAAACTTGATAATTTTTTTAATATCTTATTTTTTATCATAAATAATACTATACCACCTTTTGTAACAAATTTTATTTTATCTTCTTCTATGCCATTTAGTTTACAATACTCTGTTAGTGCATAACTAAAAAGATTATTTACTAATAAAAATATAGATTCGCTTGTTTTTTTTGTACTAAACCAATTAGTTGTAACAAAGTCTGTTACAATATTTTTTAACCTATCTTGTATTATACTGTTTTTTTCATCTTTTGTAATATTAATAGTTGGAACCCAACTGAGATTATTAAAAATATCATAAGTCTCTCTAGATTCGTTAAATTTTAAAACTAAATTATCTATATCAGTAAAATATGATAGTTTTATATTATTAATATCAGTAGTATATTCCCTAAAAAGTCCTAATGGAAAAGGGGTCACCGGTGAAATATATTTGTATTTTTCCTGATCATTAGGAAGTTTTTTTGGTGTCCAATAGGTTAAATCTTTTGATTTTTTAATAAAAAATTTATTAGGTCTTTCAACTTTTAAACTATTTTTAAAGAAATAAAAGTTTTGGACTTTTACATCATGAAATAACTTTAAAATAGCACGTCTTCCTTCAATAATTCCACAATTTTGTGGTTCATATATAAATGGTATATTTGTAATACTTTTTAAAATTACACAAAAATGACCCATATATTTTCCGTTTACCTCCCAATTATATAGAAAAAATGTAGCAAAACCGGGGTCAATCGTATCATAGATTAAAGAAAATATATTTTCAATATCTACATATGATGAATCTTTCACGCTCATTTTTGTATAATATTCGTCTAACTCAAAATTTTTAGGATCATAAATTATTCTATGTGGTTCGTATTTTCTAATTACGTTATTATATTTTTTTATAGTTGTTAATAAAGTTGAAATCAGGACAGAATCATATTTAAGAGAAACTTTTAAAATATAATCTACAAATACTTTACTAAATCCAAGCATATTTAAAACATTCGCACCACATTGTGTTGGTCCTAAATTTACTATTGATGTCAACATATCTTTATCAAATTTAACTAAAATCCCACCACCAATTTGATTTTTTAAATCAATATATTTTTTTTTATATTTAAAATATTTATTGTCTTTCATGTATATAATATAAAAAAGAAATTAAATATTTTTAGTAATTAAAGAATGTAAATTATTTAAATTATAATATTGTAAATTATGAAGATATTTATTATTTTTATATAATCTTATTTCTGGTTTATTAGTTATGTTTAATTTATTTTTAATATTATCATTAATTTTTATCTGATAACAATTTAAATTATCTTTATAAATAATATTTATAATTTCAAGTAATTCATAAAATACAATATTTGTATTTTCTGGAAAAAAATAAACAAGTGTCAACTTTTTATTTTTTATAATATTATTTAATTCATTTAGATTATTTAAAGATTTTATCATTAAAATAATATATATTTTTTTTTTTCACTCTCCATATTCTCCCAATCAAACAGTTGGGAAAAAATTATCAGTATGTCCTTTAATTTTATAGTCTTTACTCTCTATAGTAATTAAAGCAGTAAACATATTTATATTGTCCGTTAAATATTTAAAATCTTTTATTTTTGTGTAATGTTGAAGCATATATGGTTTACTACACGTAACCAGAGGGCACGCTAATATTGGTTTAAATAACATCCCATTAAATTCTTTTCCTTGTACAGATTCGTCATCATTAAATTTATAATAATTCAATTTTGTCGATGACATTTTTAATATATCTTTAGGTATAAACCATAATTTTTTTGTACGATGTACTTCATATAAACCATAAGTAAAAAGCGTACTAGATATACCCTTAATTCGAAAATTGTCACTTTTTAATAGTTTAAATTCATCCTTAATATTAAGAACATCAGAAGTATTAACAATAAATTCAAAACCGTTACCCCAAAGAGGTGATAATAGTATTGAATTTGTACTATATAGAGTTATTGTTTTATTAAAAATACCATTTGTTGTTATAGACCATCCATTAGTTAAGTCAGTTTTTATAGGGAAAGCATCATCTCCGATACTGGTGACCGAGTCTGGGATAGTAACTTTTTTTAACTTATCACATCCCTTAAAAGCATTGACCCCAATGGTAGTGATCGAATTTCCGAGGGTGATGCTTGCCAACGAGATGCATCCATAAAAAGCATATTTCCCGATGGTGGTGACCGAGTCTGGGATGGTGATGCTTGCCAACGAACTGCATCCAGTGAAAGCACCGTTCTCGATGGCGGTGACCGAGTCTGGGATGGTGATGCGTGCCAACGAGCTGCATCCAGAGAAAGCACCCATCCCGATGGAGGTGACCGTTGCTGGAATTACAACTTCAGTTATACCTGTTTTATTTTTAAATTCTTCATTTATAATCTCTTTTACATTATTATTTATAGTTAATATACCATTTGTTGTGAGTTTATATCTATCTGTTTCTATTATTAATAAATTTTTTTGTACTTTTAACATTCTAATATTTTTCCCAAAATCTTGTACAAATGTTCTCTTCGTCTTATTTACTTTAAATTCTAATTTATTTAATGGTATATTAGGCATATAGTATTTTATCGAGTAATATGGGTCAACAGAATCTGGACTCGAACATTTTGTATGTCCACAATAATCGTGCATAAGATCAATTAATACAAATTCATTATTATCATTTTTAACTACATTCCAACAATGATTATTGCTTGTATAAAAATCCTGAGTTGTGTCAGGATTGTAATATCCTCTTATTCTTTTACAAGGAATATTTACATAATCGCAACATATTTTAAATAATAAAGCAAAATGTCTACAAACAAAATATTTTGATCTTAGACCACCACTAAACATTTTTGTAAATTCTACATAATGAGATTTTAGAGGGTTAGTAAAAGCACCATATGGATTATTTTTAATAATTTTATCTACATTACTAATATTGCTATTCCCCTTATATTTTTCGTGTATTTTTTTTGCTATAGCTATAGCATTTTCATATTGACTAGCATCTTTTTTATATACATTTTTTTCAGGTGGAAAACAAATTGCTATTATATGAGGTAATAATTTGTTATAATCTACAACAATTATTTCTCTAGATATAGGACCTTCTGGTGATTGTATATTTAACAAATCTGTAATATCTTTATTAGGTTTTTCTAAAAATTTCCGCAATGCCCAACTACCTAAATCTATATAACCATCAGGTATCCTGTCTTCAAATCCAATATAACTACATATATTATATTTTAATACAGAATCACTAATACCTTTTCCATATCCATTTTTTTTAAATTTATCTATAGAAAATTGACATCTATCAAAAATATTTGTTTCATACTTAAATATCAAGTCCATTATTTTTTGGTGTAGTTTTTGATTAATTTCTAATTTATATTTATCTGGATATAATTCATATTGACTTCCTAGTTTATTAGTTGGATTTCTCCACTTAAAAGTTGTTCCTAAAATAGTAAAATTATTTTTTAAATAGTCATTTATATTTATTCTATCACTTATATCAAATAATGGCAATAATTGTAAAAGATATCTTAATGTTTCTCTTGAAGAAAATCTTAATTTTGGGTCAAGTATATATAAATGTTCTTTTAAATCCAATAAATTATAATACATAGGGTCATTTTTAAATTTTTCCTCAGGAGAACCATCTAATTTTATCAAAATATTATTTAATATTTTTCCTAATGCATACATATCAATTTTATCAGTTGTAAGTTCCAATTCGAATGATTTTTCTGATAATTTTTTTTGATTTGGTTGGTAACCTCGTGTTCCTGATGCCGTACTAATATCATAGTAAATCGGATTTTCAGGCCATTGACTGGATGTACTAGATTTTTGTAATAATTTTTTACCTATAATATCTGAAAAATCAATAATTTTAAAATAATATTCATTATTAATTTTTTTGTATGTAATATTTGCTTCTTTTAAATCTGAATGAACGTATTTTATGTTATTATACATGTAAAAAATTGTAAATGTGATTATTAACAAAAATTTAAATATATCTCTTGTTGAATAAAATATTTTTTTATAATTACTTAAATTATTATCTAAAGCTTCAGTTAAAATAATAGCAAAATTTAGAGTTGAATCTTCTGATGCTAAATCATTATATTTTAAATCAATTTGTTTTGTTCCTGTTGTATTTTTATATACTTTACCATCTTTCATATATATTATATCAATTTCTTGTAAAATATTAGGATGTTTAAAATCTACAAGTAATTTATATTCTTCTACAAAATTTTGTATTTTACTATCTTCTTCATTGCTATTTATTTTACCGTGTATATTAAATTTTTGTTTTGTTTTTATATTTTCTAAAGTATATAAAATACCTTTTCCAAATGAACCAGAAGAAGTTTTAGTTACATCTACTATTTTTCCAGAAAATGACGCCAGGTTTAAAATATATCTGGCAATTATTTTAATGATAATATTAGATTCGTCCTTACTATATACATGTTTTATAATTTCATGATGTTTTTTTAAAATTTCATCTGGTAATTCAGTTTCTTTTTTACTAAAAGCACCCTTACTATTTCTAGACCATCCATTAGTTAATTTAGTATCTTTAGGGAAAGAATTCCTTCCGATGGTATTCACTGAGTTTGGGATTTCGACATTCTTCAACGAACTGCATTCTAAGAAAGCAGCGACCCCAATGGTAGTGATCGAATTTCCGAGGGTGATGCTTGCCAACGAGTCGCACCCAGCGAAAGCCCAGTCTCCGATAGTGGTGACCAAGTCTGGGATGGCGATGCTTGCCAACGAACGGCATCCATAGAAAGCACTGACTCCGATGGCAGTGACCGAATTTCCGAGGGTAATGCTTTCTAACGAGCGGCAGTTAGAGAAAGTATGCATGCCGATGATGATAACATTGTCTGGAATAGTGATGCTTTGTAACAAACGGCATCCTCTAAAAGCACCATTTCCGATGATGATGACTGAGTTTGGGATGGTGATTCTTTCTAACGAGCTACACTCTTCGAAAGCATTGTATGAGATGGTGGTGACCGTTGCTGGAATTACAACTTCAGTTATACCTGTTTTATTTTTAAATTCTTCATTATTAATAATTTTTATATCAGGTTTTATAGTTAATACACCATCTTCTGTAAGTACATATCTATATGTATCTTCTTTAATAGTTCCTCCTAATTGTGTATTTAAATTTAAATATTTTTTTTTATATTTTAAATATTTTTGTTTATAAATTAAATCCATTTATATATATATATATATAAAATAAATATTGAATTTTAAAGAGACATAGTATATTAATTTATAATATAATGAACTTGGAAGACCTAGAGGATATGCTAAATTACCATGAAAATACAAATACTATTATAAATCAACCACAAGAAAATTTACAAGAACAATATATTAATAGTTGGTATACTTATCATAATAATGTTCAATCACAAGTAAATACTATGTGGAATTTTATGTTATATAATGATTTTAATAACAAAGAAATACTAAATTTACACGAAAAAATAAATGAAAAACATACACAATACGAGATTTTATCAAATGAGTATGAAACACTTGATGTTAAATATGATTTTATACGGATTGAAAATAGAAAATTAAAAAGAAAAATGAAAGAATTAGAAGGAAAAGATATACCTAGTAAAAAAAAAATTAAGATAGATTTATTATTAGAAGAATTTAAAGTAATAGAAAATTATGAATCAGAATTAGTCAAAAAAGATGATGAACTATTAAAAATATTTCAAAATATGAATTCTATTTCTGATATTATTCAATTAAAAAATTGTAAATATAAGTTTGATTTTGTAAAAGACGAAAAATTTAATAAATTATATAATTTAATTCCTGTACTAGAAGAGTTAAATAATATAATTGGAATGAATAAAATTAAAGAAAATATTTTTAATACTATATCTTATTTTTTACACGGTTTAGATTCTAAACAAGAATTAAACCACGTAATGATTACTGGACCTCCTGGAGTTGGAAAAACAACATTAGCAAAAATTATTGGTAAAATTTATCTAGCCTTGGATTTTCTAGAAAATGATAATTTTATTACTGCTCGGAGATCAGATTTAATTGCCAAGTATTTAGGTCAAACTGCTATTAAGACACAAGATGTAATTGATAGAGCAGTTTGA